CTACGCTGCGGGTCGTTCGTGCTCTTAATAAGCTTGTTGAGTCGCTGTATCTCGCGCTCAGCAATATCAACAGTGAACACATCCTCTTCATCAACATATCGTTGTAGACGCTGCACTATGGGCGCGCTCACCTCCTCCGGTGTAAACGTACCAAGTAGTTCATCTAATGATTCTCTAATGTTCTCCTTTGGAACGTATGCGCCACTGCCAACCTGGGCGCGCGCATAGTCATACGCTTCATTCTCTGCGCTCTTTAGGTACTCGTCAGTTTGGCGCACACCCTGCGCAAGCTCTTCGCCAGCTTCTGTCAGTTCCACTGGTCGCGGATACGTGGAATCAACTATCTCTTCATAACGCTGGTGCAGCTGCTTGAGATTTTGTTCGCGTATCTCTTGCAGTTTCTCGCCACCGGGTTGCTTGCGAATGTTCTCCTCATCCGTATACATTCGGGGGTCCTGTGTCGTTCGACCGGCTGTGGCTGTCATGCCCTGCTCTTCGAGCGCTGCCCTGCGTGCTATCGCTTCACCAACCTCCTTTGCTGTCATACCTGAAGCGGTTGCAGCAGCAACCTTGGCGGCCATATCAGCCTTCATACCCTCAGACACAGCCTCCCAAGGGACGCCCAGCTCCTGGGCTGTTTCACGTAGTGCCTGAACAGCAGCCTCTACCGAGGAGTCGCCACCAAAAAATCTCTTAACCTTATCTACCGCACGGCTAACCCATGGCGCCGCGAGTTTAAAGCCCACGTATCCACCAGCTGCGCCAAGACCAGCGGATATTGCATTACCAAACCTGCTGTCCTCCGGAGTCGTCGCTAATAACGCGCCCTCTGCAGCGCCTACAGCAGGCACAGCAGCCCATGCCGGTAGCCCTACACCCGCGGCCTTCATCCCGGCGCCCAGCAAAGGACTCGCGGCCATAGCAGCTGCTGTCCCAGTAAACGCCTGGCCCACAGTACGTCCAAAATCAAAACCTTCCCCGGCATGCTTTTCATACTGAGCTATCTCCTCAGCAACGCGTCGGTTGTATTCCGGGTCCTGCGTAATTAACTGCTTAGTGCCCTGGCCGAAGTCATACGCACCGCGACCCATGCGTGCGGCGAACTCACCACGTAAGCCCTCGCCACCCTCTAGCGGGTTGCCGTATATCTCCTCGTTATCGAAGTCCTCGTATCTAGCCAGGCCACCTTGAACGGCAAGGTCTGCTACATCTTCATATGAGGCGCCCTCCGGCACCCCGCTTATTATTTGTCCAGTAGGTAATTTAACATCCATTATTTCGGTCTCCGACGTGGTAGGTCCTTAATGTCAATAACAGTATTTTTTCGAAGACCCGCACCCTTCGGCTCCATGCCGGGTAGATAGAAGTTCCGTTTACCGGTTGCCTCCTCCTCAAGTTTGGGGTAGAGCTCTTCGAACCAGTTCTTCTCCGCGACCTCCATTGCCTCCGGTGACGCTTCGAAGTTTGCATCAATTCGCCCAACACGAGCCTTGTATGCTTGCGCAGCTTTATATCGAGCCTTCATCTTCTCTGCGTTAATCTCATAAGCACGAGTTAATATCTCACGGCCCCCGGGTGTCATTGCTATACCCGGCATCATACCCACGAGGAACTCTCTGTCTTTATCAGACATTGCGCCCGGCATGCCGCCACCGTCACTTGTGCTACGCAACTCAAGTGCTAATTGATTTGAGATTGCATTAGCGGCCTCAGCCTCACCCAGGCCCTCGAAGCTTAGTCCGAATACACCAGACGCAAAGCTCTTGGCCTTGGTGAGCGTTTGTACACCGGCACCACCGGTGTAGTCACGTAGCAAGCTTGTAATCAATCTTGTCTTGCTCGCCTTGCGCTTTGACGCAGATACAGCTCCAGAGATTGCCTTGGAGCGTTCAAATGAATCCTGGGCAACGAGCTCTTGCTCCTTCTCAATTGCCGGGTTCTGTGCGCGCCACTCAGCCATATCCTGATTGAGCTGTTTCCTACCCTCAAGGCCGCGATAGATGGGTAGGCTTGGGTCCGGCTTCTCTCCACCGTAGGGGCTCGCACCCTCTGGTAGATTGTCCTTAGCCTCGGCCACTGCGTCAACTTGAGCTGTAGCAAGCGCCACCTCCTTAGTCACCGGGACCTGTCGTTCAATTGGTTCTGGCTTGTAAGCATTAGCAGCAACTGCGTCACCTGGGCGCACCGGGTTGCCGCCAAAGTCAACACCATAGTCCTGCGCAAGCCTCTGAACAGCAACACTCGCTTGGGTCGTCGCAGCATCTGCTCGCTGCTTGTTAATGCCGCGGTTAATCGCAGCATCTGCGTTGGCAGCTGAAGCAATAACACTCTTCAATTGCTCTGGGTCCGCATGTAACTCTGTTACATCCTCTTCATCAAACACCGAAGGATAGCGCTGTGAGAGGTGCTCTAGTATCGCACCACGTTGTACAGGGTCATCTACGTTCACACCGTGGAACGCATTACGTAAAGCCTCAGCCCCCATTTGGAACATTTCCTGGTTGGTCTTCTCCATGTCAGAGTTCCGCTTCTTCATCAGATTGCGGTCGTTGAGCATCTTGTTAAGGGCTGCAGCAGTTTCGACGTCACCCATCTGCTGAGCGTATGCCAGCTGACCCTGTATAGCAGCTAATTCTGGGTCCTCTACGGGCGCCCCAGGTATCCCGGCAGGTCCAGGTCCACCCGGCATTTGCGCGCTCTGAGCGGCCTGTGCGAGCCCCTCACGCATTGCCTGCTCACGCTTAGCTCCCTGGATAGCTAATTCGTTCACATTAGCATTGTATTGCATGCTTGACAGCGCATTGGCTGTCGCAACATCTCTGTCCCAGGTGTCTGGGACCCCTTCAGCTTGAAGTATGATATTTGGATTCATTAGGTGATCACCGTTGGTCTGCCGTACTTATCGACTAGTCGCTGGGTTGTAAATGGCCTCATGGCTCCGGATAGCGCATTATTCCAGGCATTGGACCCGGATATTGTTGCTGCACTCCGAGCATCGCCCATTCCGGTCATGTAATTACCGATTGTGCCGCTCTGTCCTAATGACGGATTCATCAGCCCGGATAGCGTGTTATACGTCTTGCGCTGGTCCTGGTTAAATCGGTCCCGGCTCTTGTCGTAATATGTCGAGGCCATGCCCATGGTGTAATCTTGCAGGTCCTTTATTTGTCCGCCGGACATGCGACGGCCGCCAGCTGCCGCGGCCTTGTTCCGGGCGTCAATACCCTCATTCAGCATGAACTGATAGCCAGGGTCCTGATACATATCCTCTGGCCGGTAGTTTCGCAGCACGCCGCCACGACCCTCATGCATTCGGCTACTGAGCATATTGGCAGCCTTCTTACCGATATTAAGGTAAGGAGATTCACGCTGCTGTTGATATGCCATTGCCTGTTGCGCGGCTGCCATCTGCTGCTTGGCAGCTTTGTCGGCGGCCTTGTTCGCTTGATAGCCACCATACAATTGAGCACCGGCGTTCAGTAAGTTTCCCGCGTTGTTTTTTAAGAAGCTAGTAAAGATACCCATGATTTTCCCCTATACCGCTGCGCCGGTTGCATCAACCCATTGCGCGCCTGTTTCGTCATACCAAATAGGCTTGGTGAGCGTTGTGTCAAAATATGTGCGACCGTCAAATAGTAACTTTGTTGGTCTGTCTGCCGTCGTTCCTGATTCAGTTAATCCGTTGAGAGTTCGTCCCATATCGGAAAACCAGATGACCCATACCCTACTCTTTAGGTCCGGGTCTGATGGAGGTCTAAAATTTAATCTTTGTGCCATGTTATTTACCCTGCTGCGTCAATCCACGCGCCAATTATTACAAAGTCAATTGGTTCACTGCACCGGATTCTAAACACCCAGTCATCTGAACGTCCCAGTCTTCGCCATATAACGCGCTGACTATATTCACCAACTGCGCCCAAGCTTGCGTTGTGTTCATTGCCCCATGAGTTCCCGCCATCATGTGATACTGAGAGCATTACTACTGGGTCAGAGCCCTGGCCCGTTTGTAATTCAGTTGACCCGGTGCGAACATCTAGCCTTAATCTTGATATACGTATCTGCTTCTCATCGAATAGATGCTTGCTTGTTATCTGCCTGACAATTGGTTCACCGTCATCCGAGTAGGCTTCAGTGTCTACCAGATAAATTTTGCCGACGTTATAATCTGATACGTAGTATTTTCCGTTAAAGGTCTCACCAAGCTCACCAAGATGCCGGGCACCCAGTGCGCCATAATTGAGCTCACTCCATACGTTCGTTCTCTTATCGTATAACCAGCTCTTGCCCTCAGCCGGGAAATTCAATTGATAGAAATGATGACCCTGCTTAGAGTATGAGAATCCGGTGGCGTCAGATACAGTTGTGTATTTGTTTATCGTGTCTGCTAATTCGGTGCCGGTTACATCTTCAAAATTAAAGCCATTGAATTTGGCAACAAACACATCACCCTGGGCCGCATTGGATGCAAGCATCATTACTTCAGATTCGCCGAACTTACTAATACTCCACTTCGCCGCTAACCCAACTTCAATAACACCACCGGTAATCCGTGAGTATGGCGGCGTGCCGCTACCTGTATTATTCCAGAACTCGATAGTCTCCGTTCCACACAGCATAATGTCCGTATTGTTTTCAAATAGTCTTACCAAATTATCTGGTGATTTTTCTGCCGTTGCGAAGTCTAGTGCGTTCCAGGAGTTAGTCGGGTCAGTAGCATCAAGACTCGACAAGTAGAACTCACCGGAATCAGGTTTTGGTACTATGAAGTAGCCGTCATGCGATATCACTGTACTCGCATCATCGTTGTAACTTGCGTCGGTAATCGTGGCGAACGTCGTGCTTGACATGGTGTAGTAGTAACCGTTAGTGCCGTCTGTCACCATAACCACACCGGCGTGGTTGTATGCCATCCCGACGAAGCCACTTGTAGTACTTAATGTGCCCCTATTGGTCGCCGCCCCAGCAGCTGTAATCTCCCAGAACGTACCACCCTGCACGACGTACAGTAGCGTATCAACTGCGAGCATCCCACGTACCGGAGAGCTTGAGTTAAAATCATAGAACAGCGTTAAGCCCGGTCTCGAATGATAGCTATAGCGCGTTTTATCCTCTTGCGGTTGAAGGTCCATATACAAGTTAAGACGCTGCTGCGCTGTGACATCAGGAGCCTTGCCTGTTTGACCTACACCGAATAAGTTATAACGCATGCGCTTTACTCCGTGAAGATGTTGTACGAACGGCTACCGGAATTGATGGCAGTTGGTTCAGACATTGAGATATGCTTCGGGAAGTTCTTCTTCTTTACGCGGCCACGAACACCATGTGCAATCTTTAATACTTCCTGTGGTACAGCAACACCAAATTCCGGCGCAAGGTATTCACATAATCCGTATACGACAAGATTCGTGTAACCCGGCGCCAAGGATACTGTCGTATCTAACGATGCGAACGACGATAACTGTGTCCAGTAATTTAACTGTACCGTTATTGAGGAGGATGGAACAGGCCAAACATATAGCGTTCCATTCGGGAACGACGGCTCATAGTATAGGAACTCAGGGAGGTCAGATGCCGTGTCCTTATCGACAAGCTTGGTGTAGCCCATTCTCGTATCGAGTATGCGGAAATTAAAATCATCACCATTAGCGTCGGTGTAGAATGTTGATTCATGAATTTGTACTGGCCTGGTTTGAGCAAAGTCACCAGTTGCGCCTATGGTTCTCGATTCTGTACTGCCCGGCCAGGTTAGTGCGACCTGGTCTATAGATAGAACATAAGCTCGGTCTATATTCCACTCATCAAGCATATTGTTGAGCGTCTCCAGACCGTCATTGGCTTCCTGCGACGTTGGAGCTTCACCAGTCTCAAGGACCTGTAGTAATCGCATCGTGCGCTTAATTAAGTCTCTAGCTGTAGCCATGTTATTTCCTATTCATTACGTGCGCTCGTGGCGCCACATACATTGTTGATTCGAACGCATGTTGTCTAGCGAAGTTCTCCAGGTATTCCCGGTAGCCCTTGTTACCTGCGTCGTCACTAATAATTGTCTTTACATCAAATAAGTCACATACATTTTCTAGCGTTTCTTTTCTGCAACCCGTACTCCGATTAGGACCATCGTGCAACAGTATGCTATAGCGCTTCGGAATATCTTCATTCTGTAAATCATAACTCCCGTCGGTTACTGTAGTCTTGACGATTGCAATATTTGTTACGCCAGCTGCACGAGCCATCTGCGCTGTTCGTTGTGCATAGTAGTCGTCGTTCTCGATACAGAAGACCATCTCGTCTGTCGCTGCTGCCATCAACACAGTGCTTAGTCCGCTGCCTGTTTCCAGTATTGGCCCGGTGGCCTGCTTTGCGTAACCAATTGCTAATGACAGAACTTCGGGCGGAGCAGTGAATTTATTGTTGGTGTACTTGATGGCCTCCTTTATATCTTTAACGCTCCATTCTCCATCCTTAATCCTGTTCGCTACATAAGACATTGTCGTGCCGTGTGAGCGCCGAATAAATGCGCCAGCGGAGTCTTCAAAGCATTCGACACCCTCGTGGCTTAGTTCTAATTCCGTGGCACAGAATATCTTTCCCCCCATCTCACGCCACAAATTACATACATGTAAGTCGCCGCCCCAGCGTGTTCCGTTAATCAGTGTGCGCTGGAATAATAGTGGCTGCTCAATCTCATGATTAGTGTTGCTATCGAACGACTCGCATGATTCAACAAGCTTCTCGATAACGTGGCGCTTAAATCTCAGGAACCCTGTTGGTAAGCCCTCAACTTCCATCAAACCATCTACCGGGAACTTACCCTTCATCATGCGCATTGGTAATTCTTCTTGCTTGTCCTTGCGCCGGTGTGGATAAACGCCACCAACAACATCTAGGTCATATTGGCAAAGCTTCACTAGGTCGCTTGAATGCCATTCAACATCTGCATCAATGAACACCAGGTCCGTGCAGTCTGTCGTTAAAAATTCTTGCACGATTCTATTTCGCGCATCATCTACGTGGCAATTTCCACGCAGTAATAAATATGCTGTTCCAATCCCGGCGTCATGTAATGCCTCTCTGGAACTTGCCATACTGAATGTATAGCCTGTAGTGCATCGGTCATACGAGGTAGTAGCGATGCAAACCTTTTGCCCGTCAAAGCTTCTCGGGCTGCCATTGTCTTGATGCAATTTTGACATATTAGAATTGGGGGAGCGTTGCCACTCCCCCTCTCCGGTTGTGGTTACGTGGTAACAATCAGACCTAAAGCAACTAGCGCGCTGTTAATAGAAACAATTGCGGCTTCGTTGGTAGTAGTCGTAGCTGTAGCAGCGGGAGCCGTTACAGATTGCTGCACCACTGGAGTGGCTCCAAAGAAGCTAATCTTCTCGGTAGAGCTCGTGCCTAGCGTAGTCCCATCGGGACCGTTATCACCTAAGTAGTGAACTGCCATAATAATTACTCCTTAGTTAAAGTTAAGCGCCAGAGCCCATAACACGACAAGCCCAATCAGGTCGTAGTGTTTTGTAGCCATGCAAAATATCAATTCGACAAGGCATATTGTCGTTGTTGATATCGTACTGTCGAACGCATCGGATGCTAAGACCGTCGTATACTTCACGAGCTGCGAAGTCCACACCTCCAGGCATAACAAGGTCAGCAGTTGCGAAAGCAAAAGCTTCACCGTGGTAGACTAGATGGTTCGGGAAGGAACCATCAGCAGCACCAACCCAAGTCAGCGCGGCAGTGGTTGCCGGAAGCGAGTCAACATTCTGGCTCGCACCAGTTGATTGCAGCGCAGGCGAGAACGACAACGAAGAAGTGGTAGCCGCAGTAACAACAAATTGCTGAAGGTGCGGGTAGGCCACTTTCGTTTCCGGGTGAACCGCATAGACGTCCGCCATGGTGAAAATCGAACCAACGGACGGCGCAGAGGATGCGCCAGTAATAGCAAGGGTGCTATCACCATCAGCAGCAGTTACAGAGTCGAACGTAATGCCGGTGATGTCGGAGCCGTTAGTATGCGTATAAATGCGCTCGTTCTCTACCCAGTTCAAACCAGCAGTACGACCAACAACACCGTCTCGATACTGCTTACTGATTTCTTTAGAGTCTTGGAACAAGCCTTTCAACGCATCAACCTGACCAGCCATGTCGATACTTTCCATCTGAATGTGACGGTTGTTATCTTTAGGGGCTAGGTACTGGTTAAGCTTAGCTTTCGCTTTGTTTATTTGAGCGAAGGTAGGCAGAGTACCCGGCGTGCCAACATGGTTGTAAATGTCTTTGGTCACCGAGTCTAGCATCGTGCTTTCGATGTTGGAACACAGTACAGCCATAGCGGGCTCGATGATTCGCTTAGAGAAGTCATCGATATCCGTGGTGAGATCCTTCGTAGAAAAGTTCATATCGACACCTTTCTGCGTAGCGACCGTCAAAGTTACACTGGTTTCTTCGGTGTCTTGCGCTTGCAAGGTTTTACCGGTTCGGACAGTGTATTTGTTAGGGAGGCGAATAGACAAGCTATCGCCGATTTTGGCACCAGACTGAGCAAACGAATCATCGTATTGTCGCTCGGTCGTGCCGATGAAAGACAGCTTCTCATGCGCGATGCGTAGAGCTTCTCGCGTCACTGCTGTCGGAGTAAGAAGGTTATTAGCCATTTTAAGGGCTCCTTTGTTTAATTAATAAAATAGAATTAACGTCCATAAATTTCCTTATTGCGCCGCTTAATCCACTCTGCTGTTGATATCTTGTCATTCGGCTTATTGCTTGCGACAGCTCGACCTTTAGTAGCTTTTGGCGGAGTAGGTGCGGCGGACACTTGTTTGGCACCGGTTGCAGTAACAGCGTTCGAGAGACGTCCAATTGCCAGAGCCTGCTGCATAGGGGGTAGCTGTGCTATCTCCGCAGCCTGGTCCGGGTTCTTGCCCAAGTGATACCAAACGTGTGGTGCGTTATCGGAACTAAGTACAGCCTCAGCCATAACAGCTGATAGCGGTAAACTCGGGTCCGTTGCGACGGCTTCAAAGTCGTCGTACAGTTCACGTCCGGCGTCGAGCGCGGCATCTTTCACAGAGTCAAATTGCTGTCTTGCTTGTGCTTGTTGTCTCTGCTGACTCAATTGCCGTTGTTCAATCTCTTTTACCTGTAGTGCTTCCTTTGCTTTATAGACAGCCAAGTCTTCGACATACTTTTCGTAGTCGTCATATGTTTCACGATTGGGTGGCGCAGATGGACCTTCCTGAGCCGCATACTGTTGCACAGCCTGCTCTTCATAGAATCGATTCTGCATCTCTTCAATGAATCGGTCGCGCTCGTGAATCTTCTTGGTTAACTGGTCTATTCTTTTTTTGTAGCTTCGCTTTCCGGGTTTCGGCTCTTGATTCTGGTCATCTCCACTAGCCTCAGTGGATTCCCCGTCATCTTCGCTCTCGACAGCCTCAGAACTTTCTTCGTGCTGGCTTTCAACCTCTTCATTCTCCGCTACAGCGGGGGCGTCATTTCCGGTAGATGCTGCCTGGGCATCTTGTTCAATTTCAACTTCTGGAGTTTCGGCTAAATCATTAATCATGCTAATCACCTTGTGTGTTGCGCGGCGGTTGTCCGCGTTGTTTCCGCAAAATTGCGTCGGCTACTGAGCCGTGAGTTTTCCTATCATATCTTTCAAAAATGCCATTTCCTCAGACATGGATTTTAATTGTGCATCGGTTTCTAACTTCTGCATTTCAATAGCGTGCCTCAATGCGTTGTCAATCTTCTCAGCATCGAGGCCCTCCTTATCAAGTTCCAGTGCGCCAAGTTTTATCTTGCGCTCCTTATCCTTATCAATCATTTGTGCCATAAGCTTGTCGCGGTTCATTTCCTTATCCGCTTCCTTGTTTGCAAGCTTGTTCATCATCTGCTCGCGCTCAGCCATTAGAGCGTTGAGCTGCATCTCCATCTCCTGGGTCATCTGTTGAGATTCCGCGAGCTGCTGTTGTAGTGCGCCCATCTCATCTTCTTCACCACGTACTTCAGGTGGGACCATGTTATGTAGGCGCTCGGCCATTTCATCCGCGCCAGGCCAGTCCATGTTCTTAACCATTAGGTCACCGATGACGGTCCACAATTGGGGATTGCCATCGATGATTGCGGACATGGATTCAAACGCTTCCTGTCTCTTCGTGCTGAAGCTCGGCCCGGTAGATACTGCGACGTCGTACTTACCAACACCAACATCGTAAATGCGCTCAATACCTTCACCCTCTGTCTGCTGCTCTGCGCCGGGGGATATCGTCACCTGTTCAGCATCACCATCTTCACCCATGATTCTGGCAACGCGCTCCGTGTCATAAACAACAGGAATGAGGTCAACGATAATTCGTCCCACATGTCGTACTGCCTGGGCCATGTTGTCTACGAAGTGGTACGTCGCCATATCGCCAGCTTTCTGCCGGTTATGGATAGCTAGACCGCTGCGCTCGTTTGTTACTTCACCCAGTGACGCACCCATCTGGCCGATAGTGGCCTGCAGGTCACCGTTAGATGTTTCCATTAATGACATTGCTGCGGCATTGGGTTGAGCTGGTGGTTGTCTTGTTGGCGCGCCAGTGGGGTTGCCCTGCTCATCTGTTTCGTTGTATGGCAAGTACGCATAGTTCTTTTGGTTAGCGCTCGCATACATATCCTCGTAGCCGTCGATAGCATTCCTACCAACCAACCAGGGATTCTTCGGTTGCATTGCCATCGTCTCAATGTTCGTGGACATGGCATAGTTATAAGCGCGCTGCGCATCCCGCGCACGTCGCACGATTCCAGTCGTATAGCGCTCGTCCTCAATCATTACATCTTCACCGGGAACTCGGACGATAGGTATATACCTACCCGGTAAGACGAGACCTGAATCACCCCCTTCTAATATTTCTTCGCCGTTTAATTTCTGATATCGAACCTCTGGCTCGGCAACAGTCCTTTCGCCTAAAATTATTAGTTGGTCCTCCATGCCTTCAATGTCTTCCGCCCTAACAGCTTCCGGGGGCGGAGGCACCTGACCTATCTGGGTCATTCTGGGTTGAACAAATAGATAGGTACAATCCTTGTCATCTATCCACCAGTGCTCCGCCACGCGGATTCTGTCCTTATCTATCCATGCATCCCCACTGCCACCAGATTGAAAACTAGATAAATTTGCATCTGGAAATTCACGCATGAATTGTTGTTCTGACATATGGTCAATCTGAAATACGCGGCGTGCGTCACTACCGGCATTGTCTGTAACCCATGGGTCAAAATAGACCGAGAATGGATTGCGCACCGGTTTAATCATAATCTCTTGATGGTTATAAATTGGGTCAACCACTTCAAGGTCAACACGTATATAACCAATACCACACATCACCTGGAACTCCGCCGCGATATCGTATGCCATACCAGCGTTGGACACATGTTCAATGTGCCGGACCATGCCCTGTAGTATCTTGGCTGTCTCTATGTCGGCAGCATCATCGACAGGGAGAATGCGCACAGATGCACGATTTTGTCTCATGTCGTTTGTTATCTGACGAGCATGTACTGCAATCTTGTTAACCGTTAAACATGGTCTAGCGCCATCTAGGTCATTTTCGCGAAGCCTGCGTAGCTCCTCCGGCCACTGGTCGTCAGAGT